AGTAGGCGAAAAGCATAGCGGCGCAAAATCAAAAAATGCAACACCGAATGATGCGCTGCAAAAAACATCAGCGATATTAAAACAGCATTTTGCTGATTATCGAGTCACGCGTAAGGCAAATCATTTACTCGTTAGTAAACAAGACAAAAAAATTGCAATGATTACGATTGATAAAAAGATTGCTGAGGGTCAGCGTCGTTTGGGTGAGGTTCCAGTGATCAATTATCACCGTGTGCCTAGCCGTGCTCAATTGACTGCCAATCTACAGGACGCAGAGTAATTCTGCTATATAGTCAATCCTCTATAAATTGGCTACGGTGTCAGTCTCGCTCAGTCTACTACTTGTAGTACTTTCACTCGGCTTCCTTGTATCCAAATTATACTGAATCGACTATAGGTGAGAGCCATAGAAGTATGCGCGCGCAGAAAAACCGCAAGCATTTTGAAGTGTAGGTTTGATGAGTATAGGTAGTTTAAGATAGTACTAAGGGCAGGTTAGAGTGAGATTGTAAACAGTATGATTGGTGCGCTCGGCGGGAATCGAACCCACGACCCTCGGCTTCGGAGACCTACCGAACACAATTATTAGTTACAATTAGTTACATTATTAATCTAATAAATCGACCGCTTCGACATATTGAGCATAATCAAGGTGAGCATAACGCATCGTACTCTCTATATCACCATGCCCCAATAAATCCTTAATTGTATAAATCCCTACGCCTTTTTGAATAAGCCAGCTTGCGTAAGTATGGCGCAAATCATACATAGTACAATTAACACCAGCCCTTTTTTTGCATAGTTGAAAGCCCTTACTATAGCTTTTTATGTGATCGCCTGTTTTTGGATTAGTGAAAACATATTTACCAGGGAAATCACCAGGGAAATCACCAGGGAAATTTAGCCTGGTAAATAGCAAATTTAAAGCAGTATCATTCAAATACTTATACATTGTCCTTTTTGACTTACTATAATGATTTCTAACGATAAACTGCCGTTTGTCTAAATGGACGTTTGACCAACTCAATGTTAAAAGCTCAATAGGACGGCAACCCGTCATTGTGAGCAAGACAATAAAATCATGCAAATCATTATTGCCAGTTTCCAGCGCAGCAGATAATAGTCTTTGATATTGCGATCTATTCAAATAATTAGCAATATAATCATCTTCGATAAACTTGACCTTTTCAAAGGGATTATTAATTTTTAATTCGTAATCTTCATTTACTCGATTAATCGCAGCACGAGCAAAAGAACATTCACGGTTAATTGTCGCATTGGAGACAGTGACACGCCTAAATTGTGCGTACTTCTTAACGTCCTTTTTTCTTAAATTCTTTAAAAGATAGGCATCAAAAAAGCGGAGGTTATCCGCTCGATATTGATACTTGTTTTTAGTCAAATGATACTCTTGATAATACTCTATTACTTCGGATAACTTGGTAAACATTGTTAAAACTCCTATATGCAAAATTGCAGCAGGAGATTAACTATTGTTGATAAAAAGTTAGAGCATGATTGATGAAATCATGAGTAAGATTTAAGGATAAAAAATCGGTTATATCCTCCTTAGATAATTCAGATTCAAAGGAATCACCAGTATGCTTATGAGAAACGTAAACAGACGCATGAGGTTCTCCAATAGAAGTAAGGGAAACAGTAGCTCTATAGCTATTGTTATCAGCGAATAAGGAATAACCACGCAAGGGATTATAAGAACCAGTTACATGAGACATAAAATAACCTCTTAAAATTAAAGTTATAAAGATACATTAGAAGTGTCAGAAGTGGAAACAGAACCATTATTAACGGTTCTAGATTTTGGAATCATAGTAGGGTCAGCAATCATTGTTAAGCAAAGAGAATGTTCTATATTCAAACGCTCACCATATTTATTGGTAGCTATGCAGGTATCCCTATAAGAGACAACAGAGACAGGTACTAATTCATCTGATTTTGATAGGTCAATAACATGAGCAGGTAAATACTTTTGCTTTAATTCATCTATTTCTTGCTGCAATTCAGATATTTGCTGCTTATCAGAGACTGATTGGTCAGACTGGATAGGATCAACAGAAGGAGAATCGGAAGGAGCAGGAACGACAGAAGAATCAGGTTCAGACGCTTGAGGTGATTCACCCCTAACTTTATTCATAATAAAATTGTCAGACTGGAACAAGACTTTATAGACGAAGAAAGCACCAAATATAATAAAGGCTATAATCAAAAAGAACTTCTTAGGTATTCGTGCTTTGTGAGTATGAACGGTAGCAGACTTATAGTATTGGAATAAATCTTTTGGGTAGTTAAAGCGGAAACTATTTTCAGCAAGTTTTTTATTACTAGGCGTATTAGGAGCAGTGACAGAATAAGCCCACTGGTAAACGGTAGCGGCACTTAAACCCCAACCCCTATGCAAATGCCAATGAATACCGACAACAGCGTTAAAATTAGCGTGTAGCAAGATAGGAAACTGAGTTATGCCATATATATCATGACCAGTATGCCTATGAACCTGCAAAGCATTAACTATGTCATTATCACCCTTAGCTTTTTTAAAAGCGTCACGCTGCTGTATTTCATCATAAAAGATGATAGAGCCGTCAGGCGTATCTCTCCAATCTTCTGGAGCAGGTTCGACACCCTCAATATCAAGACCATCAATATCAGCATAGATCGTTCTAGGTTCTAGACCTTTTTCTAATAGTGATAAATTTTGCTTATGATAGTCCATGATAAGCGATACAGCGTAGAGAGTTTTGCCAGAACCCGGTGTACCAGTAATCAAATGTAGCATTATTAATCCTTATTAATCGTTAATGACTCCTCCTTCTCCTCCTCGGTGCCTCGTCGTCGTCGTCGTCGTTATTTTGATAATTTAGTCAAACCTATGTTTGCACTATTAAGGGCTATTCTAGTGACGACAGCACTTAATATGATACTGATAGCATAATCAAACCCTGATAGATTAAGAATGGCTAAAAGCTCGACAGATATACCAGTAGATGAGGTTCTAATAGAATCTATATACTGATTAACTAAAACGGTTACACCTGCGGTAGATGCAAGACCAAGACCTGCACCAGTAAGGGCTTTTTTTAAGAAACCAGAACTAGCAGAGTCTAGAGATTTAGATAAAAGCGATTGTAAGCCCATTAGTTAGAACCTTGTCTAATACCTGCAATTATGTAAACTGCTGCAATGGTTGAACATATCTTAATAATAGGATTTATAAGAATGGCAACATCACAAATAGGTGTAAAAGGGATAGCAGGTCGAAAAGTTTGATTATAAATTGAGAACTCAAAAGTCAAAGGAGCAGGACAACCACCAACAAAATCTATAGAAACCTGAGCAGGAACAACAGGAACAGGGGTAGTATCAATAGTATTATCATCTTGGTCAGATGGTGAAGTTTCAAAAAACCAATCTTTTAAAGCAGTTAAAGTGTAGGTAAATTCAGACCATTCCAAAGTAAACCAATCAACAAAGTCACAGACAGGGGTAGCCCAAGAACAAAAATCAGGAAAGTCAGTAGATTGAGGTTTTTGAACACAAAGATTTTCAACTTTGGTGTAACCAGTAGGACACTCACCCGTGTCAGGGTCAGGGTCAGGTTCAGGTTCAGGTTCAGGTTCGGGGTCGGGGTCAGTAGCATCGGTAGGCTCAGCAGCAGCAGCAGCATCAGCATACATATCTTGATAAGCAGGATCTTCGGCAGGGTCAATAGATGGGTCAGGCTGTATAAGAGTTTCTAAATCAGAAGCAGTAGCATTAGCCAATAAATCTGCAAGCTGAGCAGGTGTTATTTGAACATCACCAGAATCAGAAACGGTAACATAAGCAGAAACTGAAGTAGTACGATCTTGAGATGATTTGATATTAGCGTCCCTATCATAAGAAACTAAATCAAAAGCACCCAACAAAGTGACATTTAAGCCGTCTTTATCGCCAATAGCAGCAATAATTTCGGAAGTATCCTTATAACCACTAAAACCAGTAAACTCTAAATTTTGAACAATGGTAACACTAGGGGCAGGAGTTCCTTCTGGTATCTGACTCTTAATATAAGCATTAGGACTAGTAAGACAAGATGTTGGAGTAGTAGAAGGGGCAACAGGCGGAACACAAAAAAAGATAGTATCAATTCCAGTCTTAGTAATAGTATTATTTTCAGTATCCATGACCCAATCAGTGCCATCTAACAATCTATCAATAATTAAAAAACCAACAGCACCAACACCAAATTTAGCAAAACGCTTTAAAAAACCGCCAGCTATCTTGGAATTTGAAACAGATTTAGCAGGGGCAGCCCACTCAGGTTCGTTAGCAGCACGTTTTTTGAAAGCAAAATCAGCAGTTACACCAACACCAGTTTTAATGACATTCTTAATAGAAACGGCATAATCAGTGACGGACTGAGGTAAACCTGCATAGGCAAAAATAGGACTAAAAACAATGGAAAAAGATAAGATAATATATAGAAACTTTCTCACAATACTACCTCACTTTATAAGAATCAAAACAGCTATGACAGGTACAAAAAAGTAAATCCAATTAAACAAGCTAGGCGTGTCCATTACCAACGACCCCTACGACGGTAGTACCTATTGTTGTAAGACCTGCGACGATAGGAACGATTAGAATAACTATCATTCTGTTTCTTCCAACTGTTATATTGGGCTATTGAACCACCGCCGAAATCATCACGCCATTTTCTATATTCTTTGGTGTCAGGTCGTTGAAAACGGTTAAACCAAGAATACGCAAGGAGTACAGAAAAAATATTTATCAATATGGCAATGACAGATAGAATAGCGACTTTCACAGCATTGATTTCTGGTAACACGGATAAATAGTCCATTTTAAAACCTCATAGTTAAAAGTCGCTTAGTAATTGAACCCAAGCTGCAACTTGAGTCCAACAGCTAAAAAACTTTTGATATTAGTTAGCAGAGCGGCGGAAAGTACGCCAGCCTAGAACAATACCGAAGATAGTCAGCAAGACACCAATAAGACCTAGAACAGCAGTTTGTACGCCTGCTAACTCACCAGTAGCAGCAGTAAAATCAAGCTCAGCAGCATTGGCCAATAAAGGCATAGCAGCAACACCTGCAACGATCATAGTACGACCTAGTTTTTCACGTACTGTGGTTTCTTGCTGTGGTGAGGTTTTGACGTTATTTTCAATCATGGGATACTTCCTTTTTTGGTTAGGTTATTTAATAAAGTTACGTTCCACCAATTTGTAGCAATAACAGATAATAAATATCGTTACTACTGCGGTAGCCAGACCATAGGCTTGAGATTGGGTAATCTGCAAAGACTCAAGGACAGAGGGCGGAGTCTCTATCCATTGAACACAGTTATTGGCTGTATCTATGGTTTGGCAAACATAAGACATGGTTATGCCTTAGGCTGTGCTTGTAATGGCTTGACATCAAGAACAACAAGTTTTGACGTTTTACCAGTTGTTTGGTTTTCCCAAGTTACCTCGGCATTAAAAGAATCATTGATACGATGCTTTTGGACAAAATCATGATAGTTATCAGACAGACCCCAGTTATACTCAATAGAAGGAGAGCCAAAGCCCTCAGCATCTGATGAAAATTCGGTTTCTATGTAAACCTTAGTAGAATCATAAGGGCGACCATTCTCAAGAGTGCCTTTGCTAGGTTTCATAGCCTTAACGATAGATTGGGTTTTAAATTGCATATAAAGTTTCCTTTAGTACGTTTTGGTAAGGATCAGACTCAATCAAAGGAGCACCGAAAGGCGTCCAATGAGGAGCACGGAAAATCATTTTTTCAAACAAGCGTAGACGCTTAGGGTAATAATCGGTTTTTTCAGTAATTAACATTTCTAGTATTTCGCTGTCATCTTGGTATATGTCACGGAATACTTTCATGTAACGCCCAAACTGGTGCTTAACAACCTGTACAGACTTGTGAAAGCTGATGGTCATGGTCTTTTTAATTGTCTCTATACGTGTAGAACAAAAGTTTTCTTGGTTGGTAGCATATTGAGCAATCTCAGTCATATAAGGGTAAGTACCTGCAAAATACTCACTAGGGTGCAACAATATATCCAAAGGAATGATACGAGACTTATTACCAAGCTCAACTTCATGACGAAACCAAGGAGAATCAGAATTACCTAACTGCTTACCCTTCTCATAACCTCGGTACAACTTACCATTAGAACGGCTACCAACTTGGAGAGTGCGACCACGACCTTCATGACGTTTCCAATCACCTAAATGCTGAACATTAGGCAACTTATTTGTAAGAGCAAAACCACCATTAGTATCCGACTCGTCGGCTAACTCGGCAGAACTGTAAAGACCTTCTATATCATCGTGTGCAAGGTCACAGCGAGATATTTTAGGGTCAATAACCTTAGGTGATTTATCAGGATTCAAGGCAGTGAGCCACTGATATAAACCAAACTCCCACCAAGTCTCAGCTACGTGCGTACCTTCACCATAAATCATGATTAAAATGCTAGGATTATCAGCGTTAAAATTATGAATACCTATAAGACCTAAAGGCATGGAAGGATCACCGATACGGAAGGTGTAGTGATAACGGTTACGACTAACACCAGTGTCATGAATATCTGCAAAGTCGTCACCCATAATTAGCCTAAGTACATTACCGATGTGATAGGCAGTTTCTGTAGCTAGCTTGCGCTTTTTGTCATTATCTATATCAGGGTTAATCATGTTCTGGTGTAGCTGTGTGTCGAATGTGTCAGGGTGTACTACAAGATTAAGAGCATCAATAACTGCTATTTCACCGTTTACTGGAATACGCAAAGAAACTTCCTGAGGTTTACCATTTTTTCCCATAACAACCGTAGTCGTATGTTGAGAGATTTGACGAATACCGTCTAAAGTCGTAGTTTCGTTCATTTGCATAATCCGTTACCCCCGTGTTACTACTTGGGGGTTTCGTTCCCCCGAAAATTCTCGTTCTATTGACCTTTACCAAAAGATAGGCGCATAAGGTCGTTTTCTTCTTGTACCAAGTTGGCGTAAATACCAATGGAATTTTTTGTGGCTGTGTCAAAAGATTTAGAACGAGCTATTTCGATCAACTCAAAAAGTGCTACTTCTTCGGCTTGGGCAATGTTGCCATCTGAAATCAAATTACCCGCTGACTCATTTAAGGACATGGCAACAAAGACAATGGCTGCTTGTTGGAACTGTTTTTCAGTTTCGTAAAATGCGTATGTCATATCGAAAACCTTAAAAAATTAGGACAGGTACAGCCCAAGAGAAATCAAAATAATAGATAGATAGTGCGTGGGCTGTGGGTCAGTCATTAACTTTAGATAACTAAAAAGACTGTTATCTAAAGTTAATAACTCGACCTTCTAAGAACAAAGGTCATAGTTATTAAATTAATTCTTTTTCTTTAACTCCCTAAAAACAAAGAAGACAAGAGACAAAGACATAAGAACAATACAAACATGGTCAAAAAGGGTTAAATCATTGCTTTTAAGAACAAAAATAAGAGAGGGAACAAAAAGCAAAAACCAAAGCAAAAGAATAAGGAAAAACAAAGATAAAACTAAAAGTCTATAACCCATCTTGAGATACCGAATAATCAAATTGTCTTGGCGGCTGTCGTAAGACCTGATAAAGACGGAAAAGCGTTATATGTAAAAACATCAAAAGATAAAAGGCAGAAACAATAAGGAGAACAAAGTAAGGCAAAACAAGGTGAAACTCTGATAACAACTGGTCAGAAACTAAAAGGTTCATTTCTAAAAACTGTTGATAGTTCATTTGATAACCTCACGATAAGAGTAAGGAGCAATAAAATCTTCAATGAACATTTCAACGTCTAAAAGCTGATAATGCTGGGCATCTGTTAATGTGGCATTTTGAAAGGCAGTACCATTCAGAAGATTGATTTCTTCTTTGATTTCTTTTAAACGTTTGGCGATAGAAAGGATGCCCCCGTCCACATCGTCAGTGCTACTTAAAGCAGTATCGGAAGTTTCTGGAGGACAGGGGCAAAGGGCAATAGAAGACTTTGGATAAACTTTTACGGTATCCTTTAGAGAGTCTTTTAAAATAGATTTAATACGATCATTATTAAGAAGAATGTCATTCAACTCAGAAGAGTAAGAGAAATCAGATTTTGGTAAATTTTTATGATAATGGTCAGATGCAGACAGGCCCTTAATAAGGGAAGTAAGATCATTAGAATTTAGCTGAACTGTATAGATTTGATTATTTGACATAGTGAACACTCCAGAATAGTGTAGAATTAAAAATGATACCCAATATTGGGTTATCCCAAAATTGGGATATTGAAAGCCAAAAAAATATAGCCCAAATCACAAGCTGATATTATCCCAAAAATGGGACATTGACAAGGGGTGCAAAATGTTAAAAAACATCATAGAAAAAGCAGAAACGAAAGCAGGTAGTCAAAAAGAACTAAGTACAAAGTTCAAAATCAACTACAGAAGATTGTGTGATTATAAAGCAGGAAGAAGAACACCAGACGATGCAATAGTCATCAAGATGGCGCAGTATATAGGGATTGACCCAATACAAGCATTATTTGAAAGCAAAGCAGAATACGATATTGATAATGCGGATTTGTGGAAATGGTGCGCTCGGCGGGAATCGAACCCACGACCCTCGGCTTCGGAGACCGATACTCTATCCAACTGAGCTACGAGCGCATATGATAACGATATGTCTGACTGTCACGCTTAGATGCGCATGATA